TCAAGTAAATCCATGATTTCGTCAAACTTTTTGCACTGTTCCATGTCTAAAAGTAGTTGTGCAAGTTGTTTTACAACTAGAGGTTTTTCATTAACAGCGGCAGACTTAATTGCTGCTCTCGTATGTGATTCTGCCTCTAAAAGATGGTCTAGTGTTTGTTTAGATAGTGCCATTAGTCTGGAAGTTCTGTATAATCTGGAGTTGCGAATGGGTTGTCACGATTAGGATCATTTCGAGTATAATCATAATAGTGAACTGAATATCCATCTGCTGCTACATCGATATTTTTATCATTGCATCGAGCAGTGTCTAACTTATCACGAAGTTGTTTTGCTTTAACAATTTCTTGTTTGTGTTCAGCAATGTGTTCTGCAATCACATTTTCAATTTTTTGATAGAGATCATTCATCACTATCGAGTCCATCTTTAACTACTGTCTCAATCATAGTCTGAATTTCTTGAGATGTCAACCCATTCAAAAATTTCCATTGTGGGTCTTCTTTATCCCACTCAAGTGTGAAAGAACCATCTTCATTTTGTGATACTTTTAGAGAATCACTGGTAGCAGCATTAGCATCTTGCATTTTTATTGAACTCCTTACGACACTTCTTTACTTCTTTAAGTTCATCTTTAACCATTTGGTAGGCATCTTCGGCAGAAATTCTACCACCAAGTTCCATAGCACAAATAACTTCAACACGAGTTCCAAAATGTTTTAATGCCTCTTCAAAACAATTTAGTTCTTCATACATTACTTGTAAGTCTCCATTTCGACATGCAATTTATGTATCTCTTTGAATACAGTAATTACATTTTCCTCAAGTTTGTTGATCTTTTCATCGTGTGCTTTTAACCAATCATAATGAAGGTTTGAACTATAATCTTTCTCCAAGTTATACTTTTGAGCAACACCTGGCGGTGGGTCTGATGTTTTCCAGGGGTAGAGTTGATACTCTAGTTCTGCAACAATACCCCATAACCAGACATGAAGTGAACGAATCACAACTTTCCACCAACAACACCAGAGTTTACAACACGAGTATAATCTTGAAGAGAACCATCTTGAGCACATTTAAGATGCCAACGTGACATTTCAATCACTCCATCTTTAGTTGCACCAGTAAGAAAGTGTTGACCAAGTGGATTTTTTAGGATGCTAGTGAATAGACCAAAGCGTGTCTCTTTGATATAGAAAGCATCATCGTACCATACAACATCATCAGGAATGTCTTTCTCTACAGTGCCACCATAAGAGTCACTGAGAACTGGTTCACGATCAGTTTTAATTCCCGAGTTCATAACATCCCCACTTTCCAGATTTTTCATCAAAGATTGCTACTGTTCCAGGCAGTACATCTTCTGGTTTATCAACCAGTGCTACACCATCTTCATTAGTTTCAATCTGGTCACGAATAAAACCAAAGGGTCCAATCTTACCCTCATCTTCCATTCGTTTCTTCATAACAACAGCACCAAGAGACTCCATAATTTTCAGGATGTCCTCTGCTTTTGCACCTTCACCAAGTTGTTTTGCGACGTAAAAGTATTTGTCGAAGAACTCTCCGCTGTACTTTTCGTAGTCTTCAACCGTTATCGACTTGTCTTTCATGGGGGCGTTTCAGATTAAGGTTTGCAATTCGACGTTCAGTGTCTTTAGTTGTCTTATGAAGTTGTGCGATAGCAGCAACAACTTCTGGGGTTTCTTCCCACTCCCAAGTATCACCCTTGGTAGATACAAATTGTCTGGTAGTCATGAATAGAACTCCCTAGCGTTTTTAAGTGTGGTAAGCAAGTGCATGTTACCTTTGAAGTATCCTAGCACAATAACACTCAATGTGGCAAGTATCACCCCAAGAAACATAAGGGAAGGGATGATAGGATCTTTAGGAAGCGTTGTCGCTGAAGTATTGATTTTTTCTAAGTCCGTATCGTTTGATGTGTTTGTCTCTGTGTTCTTCACACTCGAAGTGACAGACTCTGGTGTCTTTTCCATCTTGATATTCTAAACGGTATGGAAATGTTGGAAAGGGGTGCATTTCTTCAGGTGGAAGTTTCTTCCTGGGTTTCAGTTTCCCAGGTGCCGTAGTTTTCTGGCGCGTAGAAGGCGTCTTTGAAGTCTTTACCTTCGCTTTCGGAGTTGTAGTATTTGTCCCAGATACCTTCGTAGATGTCTTTTTTGTCGCAGGTTTCTTCCTTGGTGGCATTTTTCTCCGTCATTTTTCTGTGCTGTCTAGCACCCAGGTTATCTAAAAAGTCGTTGACCATTACTCTCCTATGTCGTGGATTACAGGTTGTTCGTGTATAAGAACCCGATAAAGTTCGGGATTGTTTCCGGCACTCACAGGGATAAACTCTGTGTCTGCGTTAAACTCATCATCTCTTACTGCTTGGTTGATTACAATCGAACCATCAGCACCTGAGATGCTACGATGATAAGTTCCGATGGGAACTACCAGAGCCCCACTCTTACGATTCATATGAACAATGTGGTAAGGAAACTTCCAATCAAAGTTCACAAGTTCAAACGTTCTTTCACCTGAGAGGACACGATTATGGTCCACTTGATGATGGTGGATGTAGAACTGTTTTGCACCGATTGCATCGTCTGGTGGTGAAACTGCTGGTCCTTCGTGTACCACAAGATCAGATGCGTTTGAATCATCTACACTAATATCATAGAATACAACTGCGGGAGTCTCACGGAACACCCGATGTTTACGAAACTGAACACTCATTTGAAACCTTTACTCTCCTTCTTAGGTTTATCAAGCACTTCAATGTGCGAGAGGAACACCTTCCTGTTCCACCAGATTTCTTGTGCCGACATATAATCTTCGACTACAATACTCTCACCATTCTTACCTACAACTTTGTAATGGTGACGGTCATAGTCTTCATACGATGATTGCTCAAAGTATTGAGGATCATCAGGACGGATTAGTTCCATCTTGGAGTGCTTCCATAGTGTATTGATGCCCTGATTCTAACACACTATCGTGGATATTTGCAATGTCTAAGAGACCTTCTACTGAATACCATGGTGCTGTTGCCCAGTCAAATCCTTCTCCGAAGGTATTGTCCGCATTGACAATGTACCAATGACAAGATGTATCAGGAATATCAGTAGAACAGTTACTCCAATCATCCGACCATTGTGGAACTTGAACCCAGAGAGTTACAGCAAGTAAGATATTTAGGAAGGTCATTAGGAAAACTTAAATTTATCCTTAAGGTCTAATACCTTATTTACCTCATCCACAGCGGCAGACATTCTTGTGGAAAGAATATCCATCAGGTCACTGTGGATAACTTCATTGTCCACATAATCATCAAAATACTTATCCAACGCCTCCTTCAGGTATCGTTTCCGATGCCACTCTGGTGAATAGGGTTTGTAGTCCATGATGTAAGTTTATTATGCTCGTATTATATCACTATCTATTCCTTGGGTCAAGTCCCATATCCTTAAGATATTGTATCCACCAGTCTGGATCTTTAATCTGTCTCCAGTTTGGAACTGGTAGATTGTTCTCTACAGTGTAATACTGATAGAGTGCCTCATCTATAGTCTGTGCGACTTCCATATTCTTCTTCCTCTTCGTCAACGTCTGCATATGCATCTGCCACATAAGGTCCGTGTGGTTTTTTGGATTCTGCTCTGACATACTTTCGCTCGTCGTTTACTGCGGAGAACCAAACTGCTACCTTCATTACAATCCAAATCGCCGCTAATGGTGAAAAACAAGCAATTAGGACTATAGGTTTCATAGTATGTTATTGTCCTTGAAATAGTTTAATGTTTCTTTCAATCCACCAATGTGCCTGAAACCAACATTAACCTGTGGATATTCTGCCTCTTCACCAAACTCTTCAACAAAACCTCTTGCTGAAAAGTGTTGATTTAGTTTGTAAACATGAATCTGAAAGTTAAGTTTTTCTAAGAGTATTTTAGCACGTTCACACTCTTGATTGCCGTTAGAATAAATTACTGCATCCATTACTTTTGCTCCTCGTATTCGATGACGATTCTTTTGTAGTCTCTACCAGTGTGATCTACACAGGTGATGTGAACCAATTTACCCTTTAATCCATCTGCAATTTGATGCAGTACACTCCAGGGAATTTCTTTTTCAATTCTTCCTTCTACCATGGTTTTCTTCTGGTCGTCCCAGATGTAATCGGTAACTTTTCCATCTTTATCAGTGACGGTACAATTAGTTAGCATCATTACTCCTTTCAATCCAGTTGTCAATCTGTTCTTGAGTAGGAACTATAATTCTAAAAGCAAGACCTTCTTCAATGAACTCTTCGTTCATCTTTTCATATGTTTCAGGTGTAATCTTTTCAGTCACGTTGTCTCCAATCATCAGGTTTATCACGTTGAAACCAATCAACGATTTCATCAGCACCATCAAACCCCGTTTTGTAATTAGATGGGTCGGGGTCTCCTAATCCCATCTTATTCATAAAATCGTCCATACTGCCCTCTTGAATATCTTGTGATGCCTGGCGACGTGCTTTGTTCAACCAATCTCTAGCGAGAGTATGTGCTTTAGCAAGTTTTTCTGCCCAAATCATATCCTCTAAAGGAACTTCTTCGTTGTTTGCAATACAACGGCAAATAGATTCAAGACGAAGACGGTATGCAGTAGATAACATAAATTTATGTCTCTTTATCTTTATTTATTTCTACCATCAATTCCTTTGCAATTCGCAATGAACGACGGTATATCATATATTTTACCACAGGATTCCTAGGATTGTTAGTCAACCACCACCAGTGGCGTTTTATTTGAGTATTTGCTAACTTTGAAACATACACAAAAGCGGCAGCAGCACGTTCATCAGTTACGATGACATATGCTACTACCGCAAACATCCCCAAGAGGATTATGTGTGAGTCCATCAGTGGAACTCCTCATTCCTGCGACTATCAAGATAGCGAACAATTTCTTCTCGCCATTCCATCAACTCATTAAAACACTCCTGATTGTGAGCACATTGACGAAGTTCATGATCTGGTTTCAGGACACTCTCATAAAAAAGACCGAGAGCGTCTTTACGTTTTTCGTGTTTTTGATCGGTCATTTGCGTGACTTCTTTTTAATGGTTTTCCGTTGGTTGTTGATGAAATCAACAGATTGTTTGTAAGTGTTGAGCACTTTTACTTGATTCCCATTATGTATAATCATGAACTTTTTGCCGCATGGAATTGCTGCCCAAAGTCCATCATTAGTTATGTAACCCAATGGAGTCTTGGGTTTGGGATCAAGAATAGATGGAAAAGGAATGAAAGGTTTTAGAAAACTCATCCAAAGATAGCATTGACACTTACTACTGTAGCGCCAGGATTGCGAGCGAGTGCTACTCGTTTCGCATCAGAGTAGTCAACAGCAATTACAACCTCTTCAAAAACAGTACCTGCTTTGAACAGTTGGACTTTGCACTTCATGGTTTGATTCCTGAACGGTTTTAGTATAGCAGAAAGGTCAGCGTTTGACAACGCTGATGGCAGGTTCACCCTGTTCAAATACAGTGTCAACCACTGCCTGAACACTGCGAGCGGTGCCGATACCCACTTTATCATAGACTGGAACACATACCAGTCCAAAGGTCTTCTCAGCGCCTCCTAGACGGATTACACGACCGATTGACTGACTAATACCAATATAGTCCATATTACGCATGAACAATACTGCTTCAAGTCCCTTAACATTGATGCCTTCAGAGAGAATAGAATGGTGCATGATCACAAAGCGAGTATCATCCTGACCCCACTGATTCAGAGTCTTGAAGAACTGCTCACGGGATACTTTCTTACCGTTGATGATAGCACCAGTCTTGCTAGTGATATACATCCAGTTGTATCCACGCACTCGAAGTTCAGCGCAGAAGTCACTCTTTGAAACCAAATTGACAATCTGCTTAGTAGAACGTGCAGCAATCAGGATTTTGTTCAGAGAGTTATCATCAATAGTATCAAGCAAGTTCTTACAATCAGACTGTTTGTAGTCTCCCTGAGGCAGTTGCTTCACAACAACTTTAGGAGGGAGAATGAAACCCTCTTCAACCAACTTAGGTGCTGGAACATTACAAATGACCTTGCCATACACCTCTGCATCATTCATCCCAGGTTTGAAGATGGTAGCAGAGTGTTTAGGAGTAGCAGTGAAAAAATAGCAGCGGTTAGCGTTATTAGAAAAATGTTCAGTGGCAGGGAAGAAATTACGCTGGACAGAATTGTGCGCTTCATCAAAATAAATGGTGTCAATATGAATACCACTCTCCTGAATACGATGAAGAGAGTGATAGGTGGTAAAAATCAGTTGATTGCTATATGCTTGCTTGTGCCAGTTGTAGATCCGTGCAGGTTTGGTGCTGCTAAAGTGCTCAGTTTCACCACTGTGAACATGGTAGACAGCGACCATATAATCCTTAGGAAGCAACTCCAGAAACTCTTTGCAGAGTTGTTCCGCCAGAAGAATACGGGGAGCAACAACCACCGTGGTTCTACAACCAAGATACTCATGGTCTAGGTAGTCCTGAATCATGCAGATGGTTTTGCCGCCACCAGTAGGAATGATGACCTGTCCTTTGTCATGCTCCAGCATTGCGTCAACCGCAGTCTGCTGGTGTGGGCGAAGGGTGATGGTCACTGGTTTGGTTTGAACTGAAGACAGTATAGCATGAAAAAAGGGGTCATGCGACCCCATTCAGTAAATTCTCCGCTCGTCATCGTATTGTGTTACGATGGCATTGAATGAAATTGTTATTCGTGGTTTCTCAGTTGGTTTGCCAGGTGGTACACAATGCTGTAGATATGATGGGAACATCAACAAGTCCCCCTCCTCTACCTGTGGAACATATATTTCTCCACAATTATTTGAATCCATCTCAAGACTCAAGTATCTCATCGCCCTTAATGGGTCAGCAAACTCAGGGGGTTGATGCTGTTCTTTATCATACGATAGAAAGTGTATGAATGATAAGTGTGAATGATTCAACTTTGAGTATAGATGATCATGAATCTCTTGATACTCACCATTTTGATATACATTATACCAGAGGTCAGTGAAGTTTAATCCATATTCTTTATCGAAGAACTCATCAATAGTATGATGATAATTGTTCAATAAAATTTCTCGATTGTCTTCAATAAAATCTAGTTCTTGATCAAAGGATGTCAGAATCTTGTTTGTTACCCAGTCTTCTGGGGTTTCTAGTTCATCTAGAGAATCTAGAATGTTTGGAACTAGAGTTTCTTTCAAAGTCTCGTTATTAAGAACTTTAGACTTGAATATAGTTACAGGAAATACTTCAGTTCGTGTTGTCATACCAGCATTTGAAACTAGGTGGTCCCCATTGACCAAAATCTTCGTCGTTTTCGTCTTCTATATCAGGAGTAATTCTGGGAGCATTTTTTGAACTCTCAATATAATTCTCGATGTCTTTTTTCTTCGAGTATTTTAATTTAGATGCATGTTTCCAGAAAGGTGTATCATAAATTGAACCAGTTTTATAGTGCCAGAGAATAAAGTCTTGACATCTCTTTACATGCTTATTCATGTGTGGATTAACTTCACTCTGAAAAATTTCATCAATTAACATTGCATATAAAGTTGAAGCAACATCTGCATGAACACTTGATGCAGTTGCTTCCATAGGTTCGATAAATGAATATCGATTACCATTTAGTAATGTTCTTTCATCTGCCCAAACATCTTTAGCAACATAATTTTGAAATGATAGATTACTATCGGGTTCTACACCAAAACGACCGATCATATCCTTTTCAGCATCATCTCTACTTGTAATATCACTATTGTAGAGATAACCATAAGATACGCTATCATGATTTGGGATAATGAATGTCCATCCATTTGGTGTAGCAACATGACGAGTATAAAGTAAATCTACATCTTTACCGTCTTCTTTTGCAAGAATAACAGAGTTCAATGGATTTCTGAGAATTTCATACTTATCGTCAAGAACATCTGGAGTTCCACGACAATCAATTACATAGTCAGCATCAACTTGATTATCAATATCGGTTATATTCTTTTCGACAACTTTGAATAGACCAGACTTCAGAGTTTCCTGAGATAATAAAGATGGAATATAGTGTGCTGCTACCTCACCACCACCAAAAGCATGGAAAAAGTTAGGATTCTTTTTACCCCAACCCTCATAGTTTATCCCTTGTTTGATAGTTGCATTGATGAGATTTTTGTCAATCCAATTCATACCAAGACAATCAAACACTGTAGTACGAGTATCTAATTGTAATCCCTGACCAACTCTTTCAATAGGAAGATCTGGGTCATGATAGATTTCAATTTCACCAATAACATCATCTTGTTCTTCTTCTTTTAGAAAGTATAGTTGTAGTGCAGAAATACATCCAGCATTTCCTGCACCAACAATAGCAATTTTCTTACCCATGTTATCTAAAAAGTTATATTATCTATGTTGAGTGAAATTGAAAT